GAGGCACTTATCAAAGACCTTACGGCAAAGAACAAATCATACGAGACTGCATCGTTAAAAAGCAGGATTGCTCACGAGGTCGGACTTTCCTATGAATGGATTGGTCGCATAAGCGGTGAAGACGAAAAGTCTATCAGAGCAGATGCGGAATCCTTGAAAAAGTTGGTCGGAACGGGACAGACAGTCGTGTTACCGACTAAAAACCCAGAGGCTAATGAGAATACCGCAGACAGTAACTACAAGCAGATTCTCAATAGTATACAAAAATCTTAAATGCAAAGGAGAAAAACAAAATGGCATTTACATCAGCTAATTTCCCTGCCGAAATGGTAAAGGAAGTATTCGTAGGAGCAAAGGGACACTCCGCAATCGCTAATCTCTGCGGTATGACACCTATCGCATTTAGCGGTACAGACGTTATGGTCTTCTCTTTCGACGGAGAGGCTAATCTCGTTGGTGAGGGTGAGGCAAAGGCAGCTCACACAAACGGCAAGGACATCGTTAAGATCGTACCTCGTAAGATCGAGTATGGTGCTCGTGTATCTGACGAGTTCATTCGTTGCTCTGACGAGAAGAAGATCGAATACCTCAAGGCATTCAACGAGGGTTTTGAAAAGAAACTCGCTCGTGGTCTTGACATTATGGCTATGCACGGAGTTAACCCGAAGACAGGCGTTATCGCTACAACTCTCATCGGTGCTAACTCTTTCGACACAAACGACGATGTTACTTCCGTAACATACAACTCCGCAGACCCCGAGGGCAACATCGCAAGTGCAGTAGCATCTATCGGTGACTACGATATGAACGGCGTTGCTATGTCCAAGGCTTTCGCAGCTGCTCTCGCATCTCTCAAGGTCAATGGCGTTGCACAGTATCCCGAACTCGGTTGGGGTGCAAAGGCTACATCTATCAAGGGCGTACCTGTTGACATCAACAGTACAGTATCTTTCGTTGACGGCGAGTATGCTTATGCAGGCGATTTCGCTAACGCTTTCAAGTGGGGTTATGCAGACAAGATCAATTTCGAGGTAATCGAGTATGGTAACCCTGACAACTCCGAGGCAGGCGACCTCAAGGGACACAATCAGGTCTATCTCCGTGCAGAGGCTTGGCTTGGTTGGGCAATCCTTGACGGCAAGGCATTCGCAAGAATCGAAACTGCATCTTCCGGTTCTTGATATGAAGTACCGCAACGTGAAGACGGGAGCGGTCATTGACGTGCCGTCCAAGATTAGCGGTAAGAATTGGGAACTTTTAGACGGGGGCAAGGTTGAAAAACCTGCTCCCGTTGTTCTCGATGAACCCGTCGAGGAAGAAGTCAAACCCGTCAAGAAGACGAGAAAGACCGCAAAGAAAACAACAAAGTAAGAGGGCAAGAAAATGTCAGATTATGCAACAGTAAACGACATCAATCAGCTAAAGCGACCCTTGACATTTGACGAGCAGAACAGAGCAAAGAGGCTTATACCTATCGTCTGTTCTCTTATCCGCTACGAGGCAGTAAAGACGGGCAGGAACTACGACGATATGATACTCAAATCCGAGTTAGTCCCTATCGTTGACATTCTGAACGGCAACGGACAAGAAACGGAATACGCACTTTCGTACATTCCGCAGGGTACAGTCGCAATCACTGTCAATGGTGTTTACCTTGCAGACGGCTATACCATATCGGAAAAGGCTCTCACGTTCGATTCTGCACCCTCGGGCGAGATATTAGTAATGTATGACTATCGAGCACTTGCAGAGGTCGTAAAGGGCGTTGTGTGTGACGTGGTTATGAGGGAATTAAATACCCCGAGTAATCAGTTACCGGCAACAACCTACTCGGAATCCGCAGGCAACGTATCACAGTCTTACACATTGCCGAACGCCTCGGGAGCAATCAAGTTGTGGAAATCAGACCTCAAGGCTCTTGGTCTCTTGAGACAGAAGATAGACACCATTGATCTAATGCCGACCCGTAAGAGGGGGTGTTGATATGTTGCCGTCATTCTGCAAAGACGTAGTTACTCGGTTAAGACCGAAAACGACCGAATCCAGAGGCAAGACAGTCCCCGATTGGAGTGTCGCACCCGATTATGAAGAAATAGACGGGTGCTCGATGCAACCTGCGAGCACGTCACTGTCAACAGACGGGCGTGTGCTTGGCATATCTGACCTTTATACGCTCTATGCTCCGTCCGATGCCGATATTGAGGCAGGGGACAGAATAGAGTTTAACGGCCTGATATACGAGATAGACGGAGACGTAAGAGTTCAACCTACTGCGTGTCGGTTAGACCATATCGCAGTTAATTTGAGGCGTTACAATGGCTAAATCAGGACTGACAAAGATCGAGTTTTCCAATGAGGGTATGCGAGCGTTGTTTCAATGTGACGGCACAAAGCAGGTCATTGAGCAGAACACGGAACGCATTACCGCAGAGGCAAACGAGAACGGCAACTGCGACGGATTTGTCGGTCAAACGGTTATGGGCCATATCGGTCGTTATGTCGGTCTTGTAAGGGCAACCGATAAGAAGTCGATGAAAGCTGCAAGCGAAGAAAAAGCACTTGAAAGGGCGTTACATCAATGATCATCTTAATACCTATCGACATTGAAGACGAAGTAAGAAAGGCGTTATCCCCTTACTTTGCTAATGTCGTTGCAGGCGAGTTACCGCCTAACTTCCCTACACCCATTTTGAGGGTGAGACAGACAGGCGGTGGAACGGCAAACACCATTGATAATTTCAACGTGTCGATTGACGCAAGAGCAACGACTGATGAGGCAACGCTTGACCTTATCCGTAAGGCACAGGGCGTTCTTGAGGCACAGTGTAAGGCTCAATACGGCTTACTCCGTCACGTTGTAATAAACAGTCAGGCTCAATGGGGGAGCGACCCCGTGAGACCTGACTTAAAACTATGCACCTTGTCGGCAACGATAACGGCACATAGAGAATCGCTCAACATAGAATCTTAAGTAAAGGAGAAATACTATGGCATCAAACGATGTAAATTTAGGCATTGGCTATTCTGGAATGATGTACATCGGTGAGGTCGGCACGGCTATAATCCCTGCAAGTCCTATGGACACTCTCACAGGTTTTACAGAAGTCGGTGCTATCGACAGTGACGGCATCACAGTCAACTTCAACAAGGACGCAGAGCCTATCCGTGATTGGAGCAAGGCTATCAGAAGACTTGCATCTTCCGATGAGGGTGCAACGATCAGTGGTAAGTTGCTCGAAACGACAAAGAAAGTCTTTGAGGCTATCTTTGGAGCAGACAACGTAACATACACGGCAGCTACATCAAGTCACGGCAACGTCACAAGCGTAACAGTCGCTCCCGGTGTTTCCGCAAGCAAGAAAGTCTTCTATTTCCTTATGAAAGACGGAGACGATATGCTTGGTATCGGTGGTACGGGTATCTTAAGAGACCTCGGAGAAGTTTCTTTCGTACCTAACGAGCCTATCACATACGACATCACGATCGAACTTGATTCTATCACCTACACAAAGGACGATGGACAGGTTAATTCCTGATTAAGAAAGGGGTTCTAATATGCCTAAAGAACTGAATCTTGATACTTTACCCGTTGAGGTCTTAAAGGTAACAATCGGCAACGATGTTTATACCTTGCCCCTCGCAAACGCTCTGCCTTATTCAAAGGTAAAGAAACTCATTAAGATTTCAAAGAGCGATGACACAGAAGAACAGATTGATACTTTTATCGCTTTCTTCAAAGAATACATACCCGAAGAAGTCATTGACAATCTTCCTATGGCAAAACTCACGGCACTTGCAAAGGCTTGGGGTGATACGTCAGAGGAAAACGGCGGTAGCACATTGGGGGAATCTTAAGCCTTGCACGTTTTGTAGATGAACATCGTAAGGCAATCGAATATGACCTCTTAACATTGACGGGTTATACGTTAAATGATGTAGGGGGCAGACTTTCGTGGTCTGCCCTTTCGTCATTTATAGACAATCTACAAGTTAATTCTGCCCTATTCCGTGAAATGACGGGAATGAAAGCAGGGTGGGATTCAACATTGAAAACGAACATTATACTTGCCGACCTCGTGGACGGGGTAAACGTCATTGCTCACGGGTTGAGCGGTAAGAAACATAAAATCAAGCCTTATCCGAGACCTTTTGAAAAGGACAACGAAAAGGACAAGAAACACATCGGCAAGGGTGCTCTTGCATCTGTCGATGATTTAAGAATCTGGATTAAGGAGAAACGCAATGGCAGATAGTGGCGGTTTTGAAATTGCAAAAGCCTATGTGACTATCATACCGAGTTTCAAGGACGGACAGACAACTATCCGCAAAGAACTTGGCGATGTTACCGACAGTGCATCGAAAGAGGCAGGCGAGAAGTCGGGTAAGTCATTTGGCAATGCTATGGCTAAAGGTCTCAAGGCTACGGCAACAGTCATTGCAGGTGCAATGGCAACAGTGACCGCAGGAGCGGTTGCGGTAACAAAGACGTTCGTTGATACGGCAAAGCAGACGGCGGCTTACGGCGATGAAGTCGACAAGACTTCCCAGAAGTTAGGTTTGTCTGCAAAAGCCTATCAGGAATGGGATTACGTTATGAAGATTGCAGGCACGGAAATGTCATCAATGACAACGGGCCTTAAGACACTCACAAACAAGTTAGACGATGCAAAGAACGGGAGCGAATCGGCACAGGCTATGTTTTCCGCTCTCGGTATCTCAATGGAAGATATGTCGTCTATGTCCCGTGAAGATCTATTCAAAGCGACCATTCAAGGTTTTCAAGGAATGGCAGACAGTACCGAAAGGGCCGCACTTGCGAATGACCTCTTTGGTAAATCCGGTCAGAACCTTGCACCCCTCTTCAATATGACCGCAGATGAGACGCAGGGACTTATTGACAAGGCAAATGACCTCGGAATGGTAATGTCCGATGAGGGTGTCAAGGGTAGTGCATCGTTCACGGACGCTATGACAACCCTTAGCGGTACGATAACGGGTCTTAAGAACAACCTTATGACACAGTTTATGCCGAGCCTCACGGAAGTAACAGAGGGCCTTGCAGAGACATTTGCAGGCAAGGGTACGGCTAAACTCACAAGCGGTATAAAGAACATCATAAAACAGTTTCAAAAAGTCGCACCCGACCTTTTCAGAGCGGTAAAGGACATTGGGGAGAGCCTTATTCAAGGCGTAGGCCCGATGCTCCCTGATTTGGTATCTATGATGTTCAGTCTTGTGGTTAGTGCGATTACAACACTTACCGCTATGACCCCTCAGATGATGCCTGCGATAACCGAGGGTTTGAGGGGCGTTATGAGTGCGGTCTTAAGTGCCTTGCCTGTCATTATTCAAGGCCTTACAACCTTGCTCTTGGATTTGGCTAATTGGCTATCGCAGGGCGGTGCTCAAGAGTTGGTAAACGGCATAATCTTAATGGTTACGACTATTTGTAATAATATCGCATTGATATTACCGCCTCTTTTGACGGCCCTTGTAACAGTCATTTCCGAGATTGCAAAGGCTCTTACAGAACCACAGAACGTGGAAATGCTACTCGATGCCGTAATAACTGTTATTGGTGCTATTGCGGTTGCGGTTTGGCAGTCACTTCCTATTATCTGGGATATGATAGTAGGCGTTCTGAAAAATCTCGGTGATTTGGTGGGCGATTTCCTCTATGCGGTAGTCCCCAAAGTCGCAGGTACTTTGGAAAACGTCATCAACACTGTAAAGGGTTGGGGCGATAACATAAAGAACTTCTTTGTC